GGAGATATACAAGAAGTAGTTAAGAGAATAGCAGAATTAATGGATTTTGACCATATAGATTTATTATTACCACGACTTAAAGAACTAAGAGAGAAACAAGAAGCTGCTAGAAAAATGCAGACAAAAATGGATGCAATGAAGAATCAACGAGGAAGCAACAAGCCTAACCCCACTTTAGGTTCAGGTGGAGATGTCCCGAAAGGGGCTCCCCCTACTCCACCTGAAGGTGCTTCCAATGAACAAGGGAATGAACAAGGGGGATTAGGAGCTATGGTGAGAGGGGGAATGTAAATGTCAAGAGGAATAAAGAAAGAATTAACTAATAAACAAGCAGCAGAAATTAATGTAGAATGTGGTGAGATGCTTGAAGGTTTAGCAGGACATCCGGGATGGAAACTTATAGAAAAGTATTTAAACCAAAAAATGTATGATGCCACAACAGCAATGTTAATATCAAGAAAAGAAAGAGATATATTTTATAATCAAGCTGTAATAATTACAATTAGACAATTGTTTGAAAAGATAGGAGTATCTTTCAGACAAGCCCTTGAAGGGCAAGACATACTCAAAAAATATATTAAATAGGAGAAGCTAATGTCAGAAGAGAATCCTAATCTTAACATTCCCATTGAGGGAGAAAATGTTGAGGGGACTAAAAACAGAAGCGAACTTTCGTTAGAAGAAATCGCAGCAGAAATCGCACGTAGAGGTGACAAGAAACCAGCAGCAGAGAAGATTGTAAAACCTAACCACGTTGACCCACTTGAAATAGACCCAAATGATGTACCAGTGGTAGAGGAAGAGGAAGAAGAGGAAGAGACATATGACCCACGATTTGAAGGAAAAACCAATGAAGACTTGCAGGACATGTATCTCAATCTTGAACATCTACAGCAATCACAAACAGATGAGCTTGGAACATTAAGAAAAGAAAATAAGACCTTAAAAGCAGAAGACTTGTTAGGCAGTTCTTCCGGTCTGGAACAGATTGGGGAAAAGATTATGCCAACAGTTGAAAGTTGGAGTCCGGAAAAACGAGAAGAATGGAATGAGTTATTTAAAGCTGAACCGGAAAAGGCAATCAATCAAGTAGTCAAAATCTTACTAAAACCTTCAATGAAAAAGTTAGTATTAGCTGAAAGAAAAGAAGAGATTGTAAGATTAAAGACTAAGCACAAAGACAGCGTTGTTCCTTATGTAGAGAAGGATGTGAACGAACTCATACGTACCAATCCAAATTGGTGGGATGAATATGGGAACGGAATATTCAATCATGCTTATAGTGAAGTACGAGACAGGGACTTTGATAAATATGCAGAAACTAAAACGAAAGTTGTAACGAAGCCTACTATACCTGCAAAAGAAGTTACAAATACCACATTTGTAGAACAACAAAGACCTACAACGGTCATACGTAAAAAGAAAATAATGACAAAAGCAATGAGAGATAATATGTCGATTCCAAACGCTTTAGCAAGTATTGAAGCAACGTTAAAGAAAAGGGGTGTAAAAGTCGACAAACAATAGTGGGACATTAGGGGGGACAAATCAAAAAGGAGAACAACGAAATGTCAAAATTTAAACTTTTTTTACTTAATATCTTAATACTTCCTGTCTTTGGATGTTTAATGATAGATGGTAATGACTCAGCAGATACGACAGAATTAGTACACGAATATTACGATAAAACTGCACTTATGGCTGAAAAGCCTTACTGTATTTTAGAACAGTTTGCGACTATGTCAAAAGACATTCCTAAATATAGTGGTGCAACGGTAAAATGGTGGAGAGTAATTCCATTAGATGTAGAAGTAGCAGAATTAACAGAAGGAATCTCACCTGACCCAGATACCTTACAGTTTCAGAACTCAGAAGCTAAGGTTGGAATCCATGGTAAAGTATTAGCAATGTCAGAGTTCTTAGGATTTATTTCTATCGACCCTGAACTGTCAAGTAAATCTAAGACTCTTGGAATACATAGAGGAAAATACGTTGACAGAATGTATTGGGAAGCTTTAGTTAAGAATTTATATCCAATGCGAATCGACTCAAGTGCAACTTACGAATTAGCCGGAGCAGAGGATAATACTGGTACACCTACTACAGCTCTTATTACAGATGATACACTTACTGACGTTTTTGATGGTGGAGTTTTTGTTGTAACATCTGGAAATAACAAAGGTATGGGTGGATATATGTCTGAGAATGGTGGAGCTGATAAGTTAGTCCCATCTGCAACTAGACCTAGTTATATCCTTAATGAGGCATGTGCTGTAGGAGACACATTTAAAGCTGCTAATTCTACTGGAATTACTGCTGATGATGAGTTAACTTGTGCAGGTGTTGCTAAAGCGGTTGTTGTGTTACTTAGTCATCATGCACTAGCTATGATAGATGGTTACTTTGTAGGAGTGTTATCTCCATTTACACAGTATGATATCAGAAATGATAACAACTGGATTAATGCTGATTTATATTCCGGAGCAACCAAACTGTTTAATGGAGAAGTTGGCTCTTGGGGTGGAGTAAGGTTCGTCATGGACACTCTTCCTTGGAGAAGTACTGCTGGAACTATGGGAACATATGTTGCTTCTGGTGCTGTATTCCATACACCTATCTTAGGACAAGAATGTTACGGTGGAGTTAGGATTCAAGGTGTTCAAGACCAGATGATATTCCATAACAAGAAACAGACTGGTGACCCATTAGAAATGTATAGTACTGCTGGATGGAAAGCTCATTTAGCATGTAAAGTGTTAAACTCAACTTGGGGCGTACAAATACTTTCTGGTGCAACTGCAATTAGTTAAACAATTAGGGGGGAGAAATCCCCCTTATTAAATTAAAGGAGATAAACTATGTCAAAACATATTACTGGATATGATATAAGAGAACCTAACAGTGCTACATTTACAATAGCATCTGGTGGAGCAACCGTAGCAGTACAGATACAGCTTAAAGACTATGCCGGAAATAACATGGCTACTAAGTCTGCTGTTAGATGTTATTACTCAAGTGATGCAGATGGAGATTCTGTCGCAGCTATGGATAATGCAACTGTTGTGGCAACTAATGGTATTGTTATTGAAGATTTAACACTATACAGTGCAACTTTAATAACAGAAGATGCCGGGACTGTTGGATTAACAGTTGATGATGGTACTGACATGTATCTTAATCTCATATTCCCAGATGGACACATTCAAACTAGTACTGTAATAGAATGTACTGGTGATTAATTATTAAAATAAAGGAGAAAATAAATGTCTAAACATATTACCGGATATGACGTCAGAGAGCCAGATTCATGTACTTTCACAATCGCTACTACTGGTGCAACAATTGGAGTACAAATACAATTGTTAGATTATGCTGGAAATAACATGAAAACTAAATCTGCTATAAGAATGTATTACTCGACTGATGCGGATGGTGACACTGTAGAACAAATCGCTGCAAATGCTACTTTAACAAATGGAATAATTATAGAGGACTTAACAACTTATACTGCAACAGGTATCTCAGAAGATGATGGTACGCTTGGAATGACACTTGACGGTGTTGGCGTTGTTAATAACTATCTTAACATAATCTTTCCAGATGGTCACGTTCAGACAAGTACTGTAATTGCGTTTAACGCTTAAAAAAATTAGTGGGAAGAAATTCCCACTTTAAGTTTATAAAGGAGACAATATGACAATAACCAAAAAAATTGAAACAGGGCAACCATTTGGTCTCTATGACGAGATTGTGGATATAGAATCAGATATAGATACTGCCGAATCATCTATTACTGTTTTACAAGGAACTAAATGTGTAGGATGTGTTGATGCTACTATCACAGTAGGTTCTGCAGACACAGCTACAGTTACAGCTTCAATTCAGTTAAAAGATGCTGATGGAGATGACATGGCTAGTTCCGTTGCAGTATTTGCATACTTATCTACCGAAGCTACTGGAACAACTGTTAATGGAGTTACTTCTACTACAGAACTTGCTATTGGTTCAGATGGTGAACTAACAGTATTAATAACTGATGTATTGTATGTGTTAAATAGTGAAACAGATGGAGACATAGATGTCACATTGGGCTATACATCAGGTGCAGATGATTTCTACTTAGTATTAATATTACCTAATGGGAAAAAAGTAGTAAGCACTAAGTTCGAGTTTACAGCTTAAAATTAATTACGAAGGGTTTAGTGGTTTCCCCAATTAAAAACCACTGATTCAAAGGAGATAAACATGAAAGCAAAATCAAGTGGATTAAAGGCAGCTAGTGCTGCAATTTGTGCATCACCATGTTGGTATCTAGGTATATCACTTGTAACAGATGATAGTGATGATTGCTTGGCTACAGTATGGGATTCACCAGACATAACTATAACTGATGATACGGTAGTTGATTATGTAAAAGGATGCGATGAAAACTTGAATCCTTGTCATATAATGCAATTTCCAGTATGGTGTTCAAAAGGAATAACTGTTCTATTGGATGCAGCCGAAGGTGATTATGTAGTTTGGTATGCACTATAATGGCAAGAGGAATACCAAAGAAAAACGGAACTGGTAGAGGAACGAGAGTCAACAAAGGTAGAGGTGGATGCAAAACACCACGAAAAACAGGAAAAAAATAAGGGGGAAATAATGCCATTATACGACTTCAAATGTAAAGAGTGTGGAAAGATAAAAGAAGCTAGAATACACTTTGAAGAATCAAAAAAAGGAATAGAATGTGAGTGTGGGGGAAATATGGTAAGACAGTTTTCAAAAAGTGTAGCAATACATAACTTTGAAAGACCTTATAAGCCGGGACATAATGCAACAGAAGACAGAAAAAGAGCCTTTAATAATCAGGTAGAGAAAAAGAAACTACCAGACAATTATGCAGATTTAAAAATAGGGGGATAAAATGGTTTACGAAAAAGTATTTGAGAAATGTCAAGCACAGTATGATAAAATAAACACATTTATGCAATACGCAAGTGTGGACATAAAGACTATTAAGGAAAATATTAGTACACAAACTGCTAATTATAAGATGTTAAACAAACGTTTGTTAAGAATAGAGGAAATGTTAAAGATTAAAGAAGGTGATTAAATATGGCTATC